ACACCTTTTGCATTTAGGGATGCTGCCAGTGTTTCCCTATGGCTCCCACATTTAACACATTCAACCTTAAAATTTCTGTATACGTATTTACCGTTTTTGCTGATGACCCTTGGTAATTCTTCTATGACCAGGAATGTATCATATACACATTCAATAGTTTTACCAACAAAATCAATCTTGGGTTTGTTAATGTATCTGCTATCAACCGTCCCATCTTTTTTTAATTTTGGTTTCCAACTTTCTTCATTGAACTTGTTTAGTTTTGTTTTTGGAAGTTTTTCATTTTTTACTTTATCAATCTGTTTGCATTTCATGCATATGCAGTTCTTCTTACCAAATATGCTACCATACATTACAACCTTGGTGTCCTTGCATGTCTGACACTCAACCTCAAACTTTCTTATAATTTGTCTTGGGTTGTCATAGCCATTGTTTCTGTCACGCGTCCATCCACGTTCAGTTTCACGAATTACTTTGAATACGTAACCATTAACCTGTTCGACAACAAGCCCAACCTTATCTTCTTTTTCTTTTGGCATTATTCCTCTTCACCATTTATTATAATACGTTCATATTCGTGTACATAACCTTTAATTTGAGTTAAAGCTCTTCTATTGCATGCAGCACATCCACCAGGTCTTGATGGGTAACCCAATCTGGTTGACATTTGGTGTAATCTCATCATTTGGTCATGTGACAATTCGTAAGCACCCCCAATTTCTTTTAGGTATTCTTTACCAGCCTTGTAATCTTCTTCGTTTAAATTGTATCTAGCAACTGCCATCGTATTTATTTTTAATTAACTTTTCTATGTTTTTTATTGTGTTGAAACAACTTGTTTTTGGGATGCCTGTTAAATCAGATATTTTTTGATATGATAATCCCTCTTCAAAATGTAATTCTATCATCTTCTTTTCGTACCAGGTTAAATGTTTGATACATTCCTCGATAAAGTCAATTTTAGCCTCTCTCTCGTAATCAAAACCCTCATCCAATACTTCGACATTATAAACGTCATTTGGTGCCATTAAATCGCTTCCTTTGCGATATATGTAATGGAACCTTGATGTGGATGAATTATAATTGCGAATTAATATTGCTGTGAAATAATAATGCAGTTGGTTTGTTTCAACCATTCTTTGCATTTTATCCTGGTCCTTATCTGTGATAAGCACTTCGATGCAGTGTTGAAATAAATCATCAGTAAGAGCATGACCCTTTGTGATATTCTTAGCAGCTGTATAAAGTTTTTTATAATTTACCGTGATATAATCGTTCAAATTCAAATTGTTTCCCGTTTAAATATAAATAGTTTTGTTTTTTTGAAAAGACCAAATTGGATAAAAAAAAAATGGGCCCCCGTTGTGGGAACCCATTCTCATGTTGTTTTGACCTAATTTAATTATTGGTAATCAGCAAGGTTTAACATTTGTGTTACAGCAGTAGATGATAACTTAGCCATTGGCAATGGTTCAGCACCAGTCAAAGTAACGGTTGCACCGTTTCTGTCACCCAACGCGGTACCTGTACTAGCTTCAACAGCAGTCACGTCAAGACCTTTTTTGAAACCAGCCATCCAATATGCACCGTTATTGTCCTTAACAACACCAACCAATACACCTGTAGCCATCATGTGGATAAGGTTTCTTTTTTCTGTTGTAAGTTTATTCATCACCAAAGTAATTGTTGGTACGAATGATAATGTACCGTTCTGTACGTTTACGTTAATCGCTTCAGACAAGCTTGAAGTTTCTTTAACTGTGTCAAAAGTGTAGAAAGTTGTACCAGTCAAACCAGTGATAGCAGTAATCTCACCAGTAGTAGTAGCATCATATACTACATTAGATACTGATGGTGAAGGAACCAATTCCTTGTAGTTAGCTAAATAAATAGCTTCAACACCCGCAACATTGTCTTTTGTACAGCCCACTAATTCAAGACCAGCAGTTAAAAAGCAGTCGTTATTTAAAGGCATAATTTATAGTTTTAAATTTAATTTATTTTATTCTTTTTTTAACTATTAGCAAGCTTTCTTGAAGATAGTTTTTGAAACACCAGTACCAGCGTAGAATTGTGAACGTAAGTAGATGTTGTTGGTAATTTGGTCATGGTAAACATTCAAACCTTCAGTTTCGCTCAATAAAGAGGTACCGATGTGAAGGTGAGCGGTGTCAGCCAAGTACAAGAAAGAGTGACCAGCTAAACCTTCAGTTGGGATAATCTTAATCTTGGTCCCAGGGAACAAAATTTCCATGTTACCAGCTTCATAAGCACCAGGTCCAAAATGATACAGGTTTTTCGCTACCAACTCTTTTTGCAAAGTTCTGTATTTCGCGTAATTAAGGAAAATAGCCACAGTGTCGCTAGTTTCGAAAGTACTGTCAGCAGCTACAGCAGTGTCGATAGCTAAATCGATAGCATCGTAAACGTTACTTGTAGAACCAGTGATAGTAGTTAATTTAGAAGCAGCGGTTGCTTGAGCAACGAAACCGTTAAATACGTCACCAGAACCTGTAGCACCTAACCAGTAAAGGTTATCCAATTTCTTAGAAATTTGGTCAGCTTTGTCTTGTAAGAATTGCTGAGTGTAAGGGATAGCATCGTAACCAGCTACTTCATACATCATAGCTTTACCTTCCAATGCGCCAACACATACAGCTTCAGTAAATTCTACGGGTTTAACCGCAATTTCTACTTCGCTGAAAGTTGATGTACCGTTATTTGTGAATGAACATGAACCACCAGCGGCCAATGTTACACTTGAAGAAAGAAATGGAACCAAGCCAGTACCTTTCAAACCGCTAACGATGTTAGCGTAGTTTGCTGTATTACCACGTGTTACAGCTGACACGATAAGTGGGAAACCTTCCTGTTTTGCATAGTCGGTTAATCCTGTTACTACTAAACTCATGTTTGTAAATTTTATTAGTTTTTAATTTTATTATTATTAATTTCTTTTTGGCAGTTTCAAGCCAGCCAAGGCATTTTCTTCTTTAACAGGTTTTCTGGTCTTAACAGGGGCAGCAGCAGGCTGTGCGCTTAATGTTTCAACTTTTTCAACCAATTCTTTGTTAGTGTTGCTTAACGCTTCAACTGAAGCTAACAATACTTCTTCCAATTTTTGGATACGCTCCATCATCTCGTCATAGTCTTTTTTGCCGAAAGAAAATTTCTCTTCTTCAACAACTTCTTCCTCTTCAGCCAATTCTTCCTCTTCAACTGGTTCCTCAGGTGCTTCTTCAGCTTCAGGTGCTTTCACTTCAACAATAACGCCAGCTTCATCAACAACGATGATGTTTCCGTCTTCCATTGTGTGTTCACCAGCTGGTGCCAACACCATGCCTTCTTCAGTTTCAACTTGAACAATAACACCAACTTCGAAAGCATCGCTTTCAGTATAAATCTTGGTGCCATCAACCAAATTTGCTTCAGCGGCAAAAGTTTGTTCGACTACTTCAGATGAAGATAAAGTGATGCCTAAAATTGACGCAATCTTTTCTAATTTATTCATCTTAAATAATTTTATTATAAGCTTATTTTACTGGTAAATATATACTTAGATATATCGTTCCATTTGTTAGCCTTGACCAACGTTTCTTTTAAGATAGTTCTTGCTTCGTTTGCTTCTTGAAGCTTTTGTTTTAGCGTGAACACCTGGGCGTTTCTTAGCTGGTTTAGCCACCCATCGTTTTACTTCTTTGGTTTGTTTTGCTTTAGCCATTATTTCTTCTTGGTTAATTTTTCCATGGTATATTCTAACATATGTTTTCCGCTATAACCAGCGATAAATCCAACACCAGCTAAGGTGTTTTGACCCATACCAAATAAATCAACAATAACAGGTGCGGTATAATTCGCGATGAACGCTGCAACAAGAACTGATAATAGTTGTTTCCACCATGGTAAACCAGGTTTCATCCCAATTAAACTTCCTATCACACCACCAATTATTAGACTAGTGTTTATTCCCAGTGCTTGTAACGTTTCGCTTAGTAATTTCATCCTGTTTAATCTGTTTAATTTTTTGTAATTTTAAGATGGCCTCTTCCATCTTTTTTATATTCTTTTTGTATGCCATAGTTAAATTGGGTATCTTTTTTTATGTTTGGGTCTGAACAAATTATTTAACCACACCTTTCTTCTATCGCATCCACAATCTTCATATCCAAATAAGCGTGCTATAGCGGTTGCAATACGTTTACCTTGTCCAAGTGTCAAGACCTTAATTATAAGCTCTGTAATGTCACCTAAACCCATTAAAAAGTATATTTTTCGTAATCATCTTTGTCAGGGAAGAAGTTGTTATGTACAATTCTTCTCTTCTTGAAGTAGATACCAGAATTATAACCACCAGCTTTTGTGGATGGATATAAATCGTTTGCGCTGTAATCAGAATATTCTGGGAATAAACCTGTGTTGTTGCATAGGTAGTTTGTTAATCTCTGAGTTGACCATTCAGCTTCATCCCTTGCATCATTTCTAATATAGCGAAGTGTCTCTAAATCAATGCCTTCCGTGTAACTATCTTGTGCACGGCTGATACCTTTGTTGGTGAACTTCAATGTGAGTGGTACGATGCTTTCATATAAGGCCCATCCTGTTAAAGCTGGGATAACATAATCTGATAACAATATTGCATAGTTACCAGTTACACCTGTAATTGAACCACCAGCGTTATAAATGTCATCCACTAATTTATCGTAAAGGGCTTTACCCAATACGCTTTGTATTTTAATTGTTTGTGCTTTGCGAATTGCTGATGTAAGAACGTTGTTCTGTACATTGCCACCAATCATGGACATGTCCCTTAGGTAACTTTCGCTTATGAATAATACGTCTGCCATTATGCTGTTGGTTGTTCTGGGTTATTTTGAATTTCAATTGGTTCCAAGTTTACCATATCTCTCACCTCATTCTTGGTTGCAACTTGCAACAATGCTTGTTCAGTTAAGTTGAATGGTAGTGGTTCAGCTTTGATAAAGTCTAATTTAGCTGATGTGCCATTGATGGTTAATATTTTGTGATAAACTTTTAATACGTGTTTTTGCAACTTGTTTATAACTGTTGCATAGTATAAATCATATGCGTCAACAAGCTCAGCGCGTCCACCTAATTGACCAGGTGTTTTAACACCCAATAACATTGGTGATGTTACTTTGTTAGCTGTACATAATGCTTGCAATACAGCTTCGTTTAACACCAAGAATTGCTTATCGCTGTCAGTGGTTTGAATTGGGATAAATGTAGGTGCGCTATCGGCCCCTGTACCAAATGTCAACATGAACTTATGTCCTTTGTGACCAGTTAATTCTCTTTTAACTTGTCTGAATAACTCATCCTGTTCTTCCTCTTCTGGGATGCCTGTATTTATCTGTAAAAGGTAGTTTGGTGATAACTGGTTTTGGATGTTGTTTAGGTGATACATTCCTATCTCAAAATCAATCTCAACATATGGGATGCTTGCGCTGTATTGTGGTATTGCATAATATCTTGCAGCTGGGTTGTATTCTTTGCAAATGTAAATTTGTGATGGGTCTTTTCTTTCATCCATTGAGAATGCTGTAATCTTTTCTGGTGCATACTCATCTTTTTTATATTGTGACCAATCGTTTGAATAATAATAGTGTGTAATTTTACCTTCAGCATCTGGTTTACCAACTCTTAATTTACCGTAATCAATGTGATAAATTTCAGCAATGCTTTGTCTGTCTTTTGACCAGATAATATTTAACGCGTATGCACCATAAACGATAAGGTCCATTAATATTTTATAGCTTATATCATCCAAATTTTCATTTGGGTTTGGCATGTTCATAAACTTGCTAACAATCGCTTGTTGCTCTGCTGGTAAATTCTCTGTGGCAACTTTTAAACCATCACCCATTGCCATATCTTGCTTACCTGTTTGAATGCTTTTGTGTATAGCACTTTTTTCAAGCAAACTAATTAAGTAATCTGGGAATAAATTTTCTTCACCATAATTTATCCAGTCTTCACGTCTGCTTGCAACTTCAATGAGTTGTGGCACGTATAACTTTTCTTCTGAAATTATGTTAATCTTATTGGTCATATTTGACATTTGTATTTAAATATATTTTATTGCGTTTTGGTCATTTTAATAATGGTTCCACTTATTAACTAGGTATTCTTCAACAGCTGTTATTTGCTCAGTTGTTAACAAATCAGAGTAAATCAATATCTCAGCAATTGCTTTCTTACCTGGTCTACCACTATCACCATAGAACAATGTTAATACATCAGGAGCTGAACCAGCGTTTTGTGGAAAGTCAGAGCCAGATATTGTACCATTTAAAGTTACACGTGAGTTGGTGCCATCACCTGTTAATCTTATTGTATAGAATGTGCTATCAGATGCGCTAACAACCGATACATATGGAGCTTCATTTGAATTGTCAATTGAACCAGCTATTTCTTGACTACCACTATTTCTTGCTATAAGAATACCGTTTAACTGGCTTGTTTCCAAGAAATAATTATAGAACGTTTCACCAGCATATTGTGCACCAACAATGAATATTGTACCTGTGGGACCAACATCTGGCAATTGCGCTGATGTGTCCATTCTTCTTGTGTTATCAGTTGTCCAACCACTTACAGTATTTGGTACATTAATACCATTCAATTGTATATCACCATACCATGGTTCATTACCTTCAGTTGTATATAAATGATAACCATTACCACTTTGGTCATTCCATTGTGTTATGACACCACTACCAGATGTTACACCAGCATCAGCTTTGTAATGTGCAACTAAAGAACCTATAACAGGTAAACCACCAGTTCCACTTGTGCCACTTGTGCCGCTGGTTCCACTTGTAGGTATACTAGGTGTTGTAAATGTGGTTGTACCAATTGATAACCCACCTTGAATGTCAACCGTACCAGTGCAATTAAATAAATCACCAGCAACCGCGACATGACCAGCATACTCAATTGTTTCGCTACCAATTGTGATACCTGTAGTTGCTTCAATTGTTAAATTACCATCAATGTGATAGTCACTTGGAATTACTTTGTAATGACCAGGCGATACCAACACATTACCAATTACAATATGCCTGTCTGGTGCAATTGTGTTTACAGTACCACCAGTGGTAACAACTTGTAACTCACCACCAGGTGTGGTAGATATTACGTTCATGTAGCCAGTTGTATCACCAGTGGTGGCTATCGATGGTGATATGTATTGTTGTTTAGCCATTAAGTAATGCTTCTAATTTTGCTTCTAATTCTGCTATTCTTTCTTTATCAGTTTTAGGTGAAACAGGTCTTTCAATTTGTGCAACCTCTTCGCTTGCTAATACGTATTCACCATTCTCATCTTTTGAATAGTGCTGTATTTTTGTGTTAACTAATTGTGTTTGCATATTATGTTCTTGATGTTTGGTAGTACATGTGTGCACCACGTTGGTTATTATAAAAGAAATATGATGATATTATACCTTCCATTGTAGCTGGTAAACTGCTATAAATATTATGATAGCCTGTGTACCAGTGACTATTACCATCAAACCTGTTACTAGATGTAATTAAACGTGTATCTTGTGTTAAATATTCTGGGTTTTGGATGGTTCTACATATCTCAAATGTTCTGGTTTCTTCAGAAGCAAAAAGGACATACACAAAGTATGTGTTTCTTGTTGAACCTGTGTTTGTAAAATCATAATCCCAGCTGATAAATTTATTATCCGCATCATCATGTGTAAATGTCAATGTTTCCGAATGTAATAAATTCCATGGTAAATATGCATTTGGGTGTTTATCGCATATAATAACTTTAAATGCAGCTGTACCAGATGAGGTATAATCCATCATATAAAAACCAACCTTTTCGATGGTTTCACCAGCTTCCAAAAACAATGGTTGAATAAATCCAAATTCCTGGTTATCATATTGACCACCCGAACCTTGGTCAAGGTCATTAGCATCGCCATAGATAGCACGCCATTGAGTAGCACTGCCATAGATAGTTGGTTGTGATGCCGCAATACCAACTTGTTGTGTTTGTAGCGTATCACCACCGCCACCACCAGCGGATGTACCACTTGTACCAGCACCACCAGCAGGGCCGACAGGGCCAGATGCACCGAATGATACATTGCTAAATCCAGCACCTTGGGTGTAAATAGCTGCATCCATAAACAATGTACCTAACTCTGAACGCGATGTTGTATGTACCAATGTACCATCGATGTAATATCTTACGTTTTGAATGTCATAATTAATTAAATAACGTGTTGTTGATATAGGAGCTGAACCATGTGTGTAAACCACGGTACCACTTTCAATAACAACTATGTTCGTACTACCAGAATATACACCGATACCATAATCAATAAATGTCGGGTCATTTGTTGTGATAGAGCCACTTGACATACCAATCAAAGCAAGACCAGTTGTTGATAAAGGTGTGCCACCAACATATGCGCTTCTGAAGCCTTGTAATGAATAAAAACCACTATTCCAGCTATCACCACCACTTGTTTTGGTAAAGATGTTACCAGATGTTTTTGTAATGTTTGCTGTTGTGGTTACAGTATAACTTGCCAATCCTTCTTGACCACTTGAACCAGAACTACCAGCAGCACCTGGTGCGCCAGATGAACCGCTTGAACCTGTTGCTCCAGATGAACCACTTGTTCCATATGTTTGTCCACTTGAACCAGAACTACCATTAGCACCAGAACTACCAGCAGCGCCATCAACACCGTTTATACCAGACGTACCAGATGAGCCATTGGTACCATTTGAGCCAGCCGCACCTATATCACCTGGTGCACCATCTTGTCCACTAGTTCCACTCACACCACTGCTACCAGATGAACCTTTGCTACCGTTTAAGCCAGAGCTACCAGACGAACCTGTGAACGCGCTACCACTTGTTGAAAACACAATGGTTTGTGAACCACTTTTAACGGCTGGTAATCCATTTTCGTTTATAAAGAAGGCATGCTGCCCTTCGTTTGTTGTTACACCTGTGGTGGCACCTGTGTACATTAATATTTTTGATGACATATTATAACTGTTCTTTTAATTTATTTAATTCTTCTTCAAGCTTCGCAATTTTTTCAGCTGGGCTTTCTTCAGTTGGGATATCCTCAATCTCAACTTGTTCATAGCCGATAACCACGTTATGTGGTACACCAAATTCGTTTATTTGTGTTTCGTAAATCTCTCTTTGTGCTATCATAATTTATGCGAATGTTACCATGGTTGATAAAGGTGCGTAAGCAGCACCACTACCATAAAGTGTGTTAGTACCACCGAATATCGCTGCCAATTCAGCCGTTGTTATTGTTTGTGGTGGTAAATTACCTGACATGCCACCTTGTGCAACCGTCTTAAAGCCACCACCTTGTAAACAATGTAGTTTACTTGTATATAAACCTTGTGTTGAAAGCGTTGCATTTGACCAGTTTGGTGAACAGTTAAGCACATCATAGGTTACCAAAGTAGGTGTTTTACTTAATCTACCCCATGTACCAGTTGTTGAGTTTGTGCTTTCAAACTCAACTATCATCATAAGCATTCCATCTGGTAAATAGAAACCAGCATTACCATCAGCATCATACATTTGTGTATGACCAATTGTTGATAAACCACCACCAGCTGGTATTGTTATCACAGCTGAATAACCTATCAATGTTTCTGGTAATGGTAAATATGTTGACTGAGCTGCGTTTGCAGCTGAATAACTTATAGTACCACCACCGTTATTTGTGTAACTATTTACAGATGGGTATCCAAATTGAAAATAGTTGTTCGCTACGTATGTACCATAGTAAGTATTCAAGTCCGTAAATGAATTTGTTGTACGACATTGATAGAACATTATTCTTAACTTGGTTTCAGCTGTTACAGTTGCGTTTTTGTATGGTAATATCGTATTAATTTTATTACCACCAATTCCACCTAAAAATGGGAAATAACCACATTGTAAAGTACCGTGGGTTGTATCCAATTGTGCTAAAGTTACCTGTGAACCAGGTGATAAATTATCGTTTAAGAACATTCTATTATTTTGAACAGGTACGCGTCCAAACAAGTTCTTTTTAACATTAATTAAGGATATTGTACCTGGTGTTGTTACCATTGAACCAGTTAATCTATCACCGAATAAGTCATTAAAAGCTACGCTAGGTGCAGCCAATGGGCCAAATGCCACGCTTGTAAATCCAGCACCTTGGGTGTAGATAGATGCATCCATAAACAAGTTACCAAACATCGGTCTTGGTGTTACATATACTTGAACACCATCAATGCTATATCTTACATTTTGTGTATCATAGTTGATGCTATATCTTGTTGATGATGTTGGTGCAGCACTATGTGTATAAACCACCGTACCACTTTCAATAACAACTATGTTTGTTGACCCAGAATAAACACCGATACCATAGTCAATGAATGTTGGGTCTGTTGTTACAGCACTACCAGATGACATACCAATTAAAGCAAGGCCAGTGGTTGATGAAGGTACAGCCGATACATAAGCACCAGGGAAACCTTGTTGTGCATAAAAACCTGCATTCCAACTATCACCACCGCTTGATTTGGTAAATTCGTTACCAGATATTTTATCAACGTTTGCTGTTTCAACAGTTGTGATATTACCAAAACCATCTATACCACTTGTACCAGATGCACCGCTAGAACCACTTGTACCGTAAGCAATTCCACCAGTACCTGTATTATATTCAACAGCCATCCATTCAACTGTATCAGAACCAGTATTATCTGTTTGGAATGTAAAACCTGTTACGCTTTTGCTAACAATTCTTAAATAATCTTGGTTAACGTTTGCATAACTCTCCATTGTAACCGCATAATTGGTTGATGGCATAGGTGCACCGAATGAAACTGTGTATGATGTGTTTGTTGTTGTTGCTTGTTGACCAGCACGCGTCTGAACAAAACCAGCGGCGTAACTTGTACCACTTGAACCACTAATACCGCTTGTACCTGTTAAACCGCTTGAACCACTAGAACCTGTTATACCGCTGCTTCCAGAACTACCTGTTGCACCACTAGTACCGTTCACACCACTTGTACCAGCAATACCAACTGACTGAACAATTACTAATATATCATGTCCATTGTTGAATGAATGCCCACCACTAACATATGTAACACCAAAGGTAACATAAGCAGTTGTGGTTGCTGAAACACTATTTACTGTCCAAATTTGATAGTTTTCACTATCATTTCTGTCTTGTATAATAAGACGTGACCCAATACCTGTTCCAGCTAATATTACTTCAATGTCATTGCCATCTTGTGTAAGATGGGATAAGTAAACTTCTGTTGAACCTGTTTGTGTTGCGTTATTCCATTCCAAGTTACCGTTATTAACTGGGGGTGCTTGACTAGTTGTATGTGCGTTATATCTGTAATATGTTGCGCTAAGACCATTCTGTCCACTGCTTCCAGATGATGCTGATGAACCAGATGAAGCTGAAGAACCAGACGAACCACTAACACCACTGGTGCCGTTTTGTCCGCTAGAACCGCTTGAACCATTTACACCACTTGTTCCGTTAACACCAGACGTACCATTTGCACCAGCTGTCCCAGAAGATGCTGATGAACCACTAGAACCGTTTTCACCAGAGGAACCACTAGTACCGTTAGAGCCACTAGTACCACTCGAACCAAAAAATGCACCATCAACACCACTAGTACCAGACTGACCACTCGAACCGTTCTGACCAGAGGAACCAGCTGTCGCGTTTCTACCAGACGTACCACTTGAACCAGCATATGGGTTTGTAATCACAGTGGTTTGTGCAATATCGTTCTCAATAACTATATTTGCTGGGCCTTGAACGAACACCTGTGAGCTTTCAACAACCGCGTTATTTATCTTTAAATCATAGTCATAATAACCACCACCATATTGAAGGAATATAGTACCACCAGTCAGGTTCTCCATTGTTGACCCAGTTACTGTGGTAAATTGACATTTGAACCAAGTATCAGTTATTGTTTGAACTATTGGGTCAACTGTCTTGGGTATGTTATAAGTGATATTTGTTAATGTTAATTCAACAGTATCACCTGTGGTAACCTGGTGATAAAAAACTACTTCATTAACTGCGAACTGTTCAATCTTCATCTTAATTTGTTATGTTAATAAATATAATAACATCAAATACGTTCCTTATCAATAAAAAAGGCCTAGAGAGAATGGGAGTACAAACTTCTAGGCCTATCTATGGAAACACGCAGTGGAACATGGCAAATGTAGTTTAATCTAAAAAATAACCACTGCTGTATTAAATATATAAAAACAAAACGTATATTCAAGTATAATTAAAGTTTATTACAAAAAAAAACCACCCTATGAGGTAAGGTGGTAATTTCTATGTTCTCATACTATGGATATACGTTTCGAACATTATAATAGTAGGAACTTCACAAGGTTATTCCAAACTATTTTCAAATTTTTTTTAAAAATACTTGCTTTAGATGTTCCTTTTGCTTATCTTTGTGATATATATATTTAAAAACATTATTATGGAAACAAAAAAATGTTGCAGATGCAACCAACAAAAGCCACTTGAAATGTTTGTGGCTAACAACAAATCAGCGGATGGCCGCAAAGGTTATTGCAAACAATGCCACGCATCTAGGGTCCAGCAATGGCGCGATAACAACCTAAGTTTGAACAGGGCAGTCCAACGAGCACATTATTATAAACGTAAAGCAAACGCATTACAAGAAAACTAAAAACTACATACTATGGAAACAAAAACAAGCTTTTATCTACACAACGACATGTTGAACGTGTTGGATAAATTAACAGACGAACAAGCTGGAAAGCTATTCAAAGCAATTAGAAATTATCAATATGGCATCGAAGATGAGTTGGACCTATTGCTTGAAATTACATTTATGCCATTTAAAAATCAATTTGATAGAGACAACCTCAAATATCAAAGTGTTGTTGAACGCAATAAGGAAAATGGTAAAAAAGGTGGTAGACCAAAAAAAACCCAGGATAACCCAAAAAACCCAAGTGGTTTTCTGAATAACCCAGAGAAACCCAAAGAAACCCTAAAAGAGAAAGAGAAAGAGAAAGATAATAATAAGGGTAATAATACTGTTAGTGAAACTGATATTGATGGAATTAATTTCTTTAAATCTATTAAAGATGAAGAAGAGTTTAATGATGAATTAGGTTGGGATGCTTATCCAGAGGTTTATATACCAAATGTATTTAAAATTGTTTATAACAAACTTGGTTGTACTAAATCAGATATAAATGATATAAAAAATATGGATGGATACACCAACGGTTCAAATGAAGATAAGTATATTTGTGTATCACAATACATCAATTTAAATTATGGTGATAATATAATACCATTTGACATTGCTCAAGATAAATTAAATAAAATTGAATATAATTTCTAAATAAATTAATACCATGGCAAATACATTAACACCTCAACAGCAGTTCAAATTAAAAGAACTAAACAACAGACTTTACACAGGTATCAATGGTACCACTAGGGAAGAATTAATTGAAAACTTTGATACATTCCTTCAACAGTATGAAAAACACATCCAATTTTATGAAGAATTAAACTTTTTCAAGAATAGCGTCAAAGAACGCTTCTACATGAAGCAAATGGAGCTAAGTGTGGGTAAGACACCAAAGAACCAATTAGAAGCCATTAAAGGGTGGTTAGAACAAGGGAAAACGATAAACTGGATACAAGCAGCTGAATTTTTTGGATGTGGTAGGCTTGCACCTGTAATTTATGTCTTACGACATAAGCACCAAATGAACATCAAAGATGTGGGTACAAGCCGTTGGGCTGAATATAAATTCATAGATGATGCGAACGCATAGCGATGGCAATGCTATAAAGGAAAAGAAATAAAAGAAAGGAAAAGAAAAGAAATGGAAACAAAAGAAAAAATTAGTACCCTATTGGATGAATTAATATCATTACTTGACCAAGGTAATGACATTATTGAAGAACTACGTAATCTTGGTCATGACTTTAATAGAAAGGATGGTAAATATGACTTTAAACTTGACCCAAAGAATATACATGGTCAACTCATAGAAGTTAGATATTCAAAACATATCACATCTGATGATATTGAAAGATACATAGCATATGAAATTAAATCAGAGAACCCAAACTCATGGATAAAAAGTGGTAACATATACATCGAATTTGAGCAATTTAAAAATGGTGAGTGGGTTGATAGTGGTATATCAATAACAGAAGCTGATATGTGGGTCCACGTCTTAAAGGATGAGAATGGAAATATATTACATCCAATAGAATTATCAACTAGTTGGTTGAAGCATAGAATAGATGAATTAAATTGCCCAATCACAACTAAACCAAGAACAAGTGATGGTACACCAACCAAAGGTTATTTGGTTCCATTAAAAGACCTGTATCACACCCCTAGGGACTACGCAAAATTCAAACAAAAGATAAACGCTAAAAAAATATTAAAAAACAAATGAAGACAATAACAACCCAATGTGGTGAAGTGGTACTAGAGTTACCCAACGTCTTAAACCTAAGACATAACATCATCTGTAAAAAATTTGATGGTACAATAGTGTTACTGCATAAACCAACCAACAGACTAAACCTGGTGTTTATGCCAGACGTGAGCGACTGGACCATCCAATCTTGTTGCTTCGCG